TTGTCTATGTCCTATACTTTCAGTAAACTATTTCACGCCACTCTCTGATTGTAGGAAATCTTTACAAGAGAGGTTACATATACTACGCTACTTCGTTGCTCGTACAAGCAGTGTTACACATTCTCCGGTTTGCTGTCTCCAATCACCACTTTGCCTTGCCCCTAGCTCTTGGACATCTGTAGCATGGGTAGTACCATCTTTTAGTTTTCGTCAATACCTGACTTAACTAAAAGGGTAACGGCCTCGCAATGAACACTGTGTCGACTATCTACCTCTTATTATATCATATTTGACCGTGATATAGTTTCTTAGACTTTGCAGTTTCAAGCTTTTTGAGGTAAAAATATCATATGGTATTTTAGTGATAATTGACTATATTATAATAAAACTTCCCTATGGTGGACAAATGGTGGACACATACAAAAAAATAAGGGGGTAGCAGTTCGCTATCCCCTGTTTTAATGCTACTTTATACCCACACAGTACTTAGCTGACACATAGCCAACATTAGGTATCTTATACCACGTTCCTTCGATATTTTTTACTACATCTTCAACATAGATTTTAGACCCATCTCTATAGCTCGATACTTTTCTATACCCAACTCCTGGTCCCATCCTAACATTCAACACATCACCTGGAGTCTTAGTTAATACTGAGTATCCACCCCTAGATATATTTGTAGTAACCTGTACCGGCGTCTGTCCCATATATTTCTTGATTAGATTGATAAACCTATCCCACCCCAGATCAAGCGTCTTATGTGGGCAATATTTACCGCTACATGCTTTATGGGTAATAACTCTATCCACTCCCCAGCCTTTAGCCTTTAAAATGGCAGCAACATACCTAGCACAGTTATCCTCTGCCTTCGCAAAGTCATCTGCGCTACCAGTGCTCCTGGCAATCTCAATTCCTATATAGTGCCTATTGCCATATGTTGCCCCACAGTGCCAAGCATTCCTATTAAATGGTATGCACTCATATATAGCCGACTCATCTATCACGGTGTGGAAGCTAGTCCAATTTGAGTTGCCCACCATATATGATGCTTCTGCCTTAGCTTTGGCTGAATTATAGGTATTATGTATGACTATCTTCTCTGGATCCATTGAAAAAGTCTGCTTTTTTGATTTATTCCAGTCAGGAACTGGAAAATCATATACAGGCACACCACAATTAATTTTATTCATTATATCAAGCCTTCTTTCTTTAAGTCCTCAAAATCTTCTGATGCCAAGCCCCCGTATTCGCTTGCATCAGGGTAGTTATTATCGGTCAGATTCTTAGCGTATAGGTCTTCGTCAAATTCTATCACACAATTAACTTCCATAACATTAACCCTTCCTTTCACTATATAATATTCTAGTCCCCTAATCCCTTACTAGTAGGGTTTATGAATACACCCAATACTGCCATAGCTGTAGTACCTAGCAGGAATGGGTTAGATACTGTATTTAGTATTAAATCTCCTACACTGGCCCAAGTAGTTAGTGAGCTGGCTTCTACTTGCAGTGAAGTAAGAAGTATACCACCAATACCTACCCAGAACCATGGATTCTTATATCTTTCTACATTGTTTGATTTCTTCTCTATGTTGTTTTCAATTCTACTCATGCCAGTCTCCTTTATGTTTTTTAAATTCCTCATACTTACATTTTCTTTTTTCAAGCACAGATATCCTCATATCATGCCTTACTATGTTAGTCTTTAATACATCTAGCTCCTGTGTATGCTCTTTAAGTGAGTCTCCATGCGTAACAATGTCCTTTGTTTGGCTCTCAATAGTCGAATTAAGCTTAACTATACTTGAGTTCAGCTTAAGCATCGGACTCACAAATGCTATTAATACAGGAACTCCTACTACTGCGCTGTATATAAATTCCTGATTCGTCATATATCACCTCTGAATTTATTCTTATTAAAACTGGGCCTTTTTAAGGCATGCCCAGGCCTATGCAAATAAAAACTAGAGCATCAATAGTAATTATTCAACTACTAATTCTTCAAGATCCATAGCTACTAATAGGGCCTTAACCTTAGCCTTTAGGAACTGTGGGACCTGCTTAAAAGTTCTTACACCTGCTATAATACAAGTTACATAACACATTGCCATATCCATCTCACCACCTTTCATTGATAAATTTATGCAATAAAAAAAGAACCTAATATTATTGATAAGATTCTTCATACATATCACTCCTATTCTTCTTTAAGTAGCCTTTCTACTTCCTTTTTAAGATAGTCTGGTACGTCTTCTATTGTCCTCTTCCCATTCTTTATTAGATATACATATAACTTTGCTAATGCACTCATTTAATTACCCCCTGACTTCATTTCCATTAGTTCAACTATTGCTGTAGACAGCTCCAGTTTATCTTTTTCAATATTTTCCACTATTTCGGCTATTGCTGTAGCATACTCAAGCCTAACCTTATCTGACTCTTCTTTAATTAACTCTTCCATTGTCTTTGGTGGAGGAGCTGGCTCCCCTGTATCATAGTCAATCCACTCAAATACTAGCTTATGAGGTTGACTAGATATATCTACCTTAAAAGAGTTGGCCTTGTGTTCTTCAAGTAGTTTGCCCAGTTCTCCATACTCAAGCTTTATGCAGCCTATTGAGTCTTTCGCATATTTATTTAGGTCTGTGTAGTTATTGTAATCTTCATCAAATGATGTTTCGACTACACACCCCATCATATCACCTGTATCAAGGATTACATTTCCATTACTAATTAAGTAATATATCTTACTTCCTATCTGTTTCATTTAACTATCCCCCCTACTCTATGGCTATCCACTTTTCTGTTGTCCACTTACCGTCTAATGAAGAAGTTGCGGAATTGGAAAACGTACTGAAAAACTCCCTCAATCTGTGTCCTTGTGTCAAAATAAAACAGCCCAATTTATTGTCTAGTGAAGAAAAATTTATATTTATCAAAACTAGATCTCTAGCTACAGCATTACTAGAAGTCACTGTTCCAATAGCTACAATAATTCTCGGTGTAAATGCTATATTTGGAATACTTACACAATTATATCTATTCCTCTCGCTTAGAACCGCTTTGTAGTCAAGTTTAGCTGTATCCCCAGTTCCAGCCGCCCACCTCTTCCTATTCCTTTTTATGTATTGAATACAGTCTGCTATATCAAGTATTCTATCTGGAGATAGATTATCATCTTTTTTAATTTCAGTTATTATGTTGTCGAGGGCCGTTTGGTATTCAATCCCTAACTGCTCTGTTCTTTCTACTTCTTTTTTATAAGTTGTCAACCACTTCAACCCCCTTTAGTAACTTTTCTAGTTTATTGTTGGCCGTCTCATGCCTATCTACATATATGCCTAAATTCCTGCTATATTCATCTACGCTGGCCTTATACTCTTTCATAGTATTTACTATTTCAGTATCCTTTTCCTTTAGCTCTTTAAGCACGATATCAAGGGTCTTATTTGCCCATGTTGTGACTTTTACTTTTAAGTCAGTCAATTCTATTGAGCCTAGCTTTTTCCACAAGTATTTTATATAGTTAGTTAGTGATTTCTCGCTACTTACTTCTGAATCTTCGTCATATCCGCCCATATTTACTGAGTCGACCTTACCGATAGAATCATCAAGTAAAGTGAAGTTCTCCATGATAGGGTCTATGTCGTATATATTATCGTTGGTTATTTTATTTAACCTGTTTTTGTCTGTTTTGCCATATCCTTCCATTAAGTCAAATGCACCCCATTTCTCACATCTAGCCAAGTTAAGCCCTTAGCCTTATACCACTTAGCCGGCTTGCCAAATTCTTTTGTATCACCCCAGGTGATATACTTAAATTCAAAGTTATAATTTAAGTGTGCCGGCTTTAGCTTATCTATAATTTTTCTTATCTCGCTTATCTTTTTAGGCACTCCTATTATTCCTACAAATTTAATTGTAAATTCATACCTATCGTAGTGCTCTATGACATTACACGTACCATTAGAGTAACTCTCAACTATGTTCTTAATTACTTCTACTGTAGTAGTTTCCTTAGCCTTTAAGGCAGCTAAAATATTGCTCCTAATGATATCTATAGGCAAATCAGAATCATAGTCTATACCGGCAAAACTACACCATACAGGTAGGGAAAAAGTAGCGGATTCTATAAAAAATTCATTTACTAAAGCATCTATACTTAGTTCAAGCTCTTCTAACTGATATCCATAGGCTTTGAATATTTCTTCTGTGGTAGTATTTATTAAATGATCAGGATATAAATCAATTAATTTAAGCATTAGTCAATCACTCCTTTGGTAAGTGTTATGTTGCCAACAGCCCCCACCTGGTCCGTAACTAGTTTTATATTTCTTGTAGCACCATTTATCGTTAAATTAGAGAAGTCTATGACCCCCTCAGTGCTTACCAGAAGCCCTGCTACTTTAGTGTAGGTGATTTCCTTCACTGACTTAACTAGGTAGTCATCTAAGGCTTGTATAAAGCCTTCCTTAACTTGATCAAGTGTGTAGTTATCATCTACCTCTACAGTAGCTGATATATTAACATCCAGTATAGTGGGTGTAGTTACTGTTACGCTAGCACCTATAGGTCTTTTAACTTCAATATATTTCTTTGCAGCTTCTACTACTTCAGGTGCTACATTCCTATTATTCTTACTCATGACAATCACTTTTACAGTTCCATTACCATTCCAAAGCGGAACGACTTTAACATTCTTGACCCCATCTACTGACAGGGCCCAGTTGATGTAGTCATCTACATTTCCTGATGTCCCTTTGTGGGCCTGCAGATAAAAGAATCTTTCCTTTAGTTCATCATCAGTTTCAGGATCTACGCCCCCCTCAAGTGCTCCTACACTTCTTATGGATGTAACTTTATCATTTTCTGGGCTTACTAGTGTAAAGTCTACTGTGGATACGCTATTTACACTTGCGCCAACACCCATAGATCTTATGTATAAAGTCACTCCATTTTCATCATTAATCCTACCATCTTGATTATCTAACACTTCGTATTTATTTCCAAAGGCGCTTATAATGGCCCCAGAAGGGATTTCTTGACCAACTTCACCAATAAATAGTGCTTGTCCTACTGATTCTTTTCCTTCTTTTCTATAGACCCCAAATTCCTGGACTCTCTTATCTAAATTATCCCCATAACTATCTTTTATAAAAGCTATATTAAGGAGCTTATCAAGTACTGTATAAATACTAGCATGTGCCAGTGCAATGGAGCTGAACATACTGTCTAGTATAGACCCCTCATTTTTAGCAATGGGGAGCTCTGTGCCTATTAGCATCTCATTTTTTAAATTTAAGTGCGTTTTATCTTCAAACATCTATATCAATCCCCCCATATATGCTTTTTACTTTAATTTTTATGTGTAAATCATCACCAGTGAAGGTTATCCCCCTATTTTCAACATCATTGATGTAAGGATTTATAAGCAAGGCCTCTTTTATGAATCTAAAAGCCTCTGATTCAGTTAGTCCTCTGCTGAATTTCTGACCTATCAGGGTATTTAATTCTGTACCATAGTCCCAAGAGTATATCTCATGGTTAAATCTAATTGTTTTGATAGCCATATATATCCATACCTTAAGCGCCTCTGTACCTTCAACCACCTTGAACTCTTTTGTGCCTTCGTCTATTATGAAGTCATCTCTGTCAAAGTCGTATGCCAACTCTTTTAGTGGCGGTAGTTCGCTTTCTGGTATGTAATTATAATCTTCAGGTACACCTATAAAAGGGAATATGTCTTTTTTCTCAGTCACTACCTCACCACCTTATCTAGAATCGTTACAGTAGAATCGTCACAATTAATAATCACAACATCACCGGCTTTTATGCCACCTAAATCTACAATGTGTGAATGTCCGTCATTTACACCTGTCTTTAAGCCGTTTGCTAAAGCATAAGCCCATGATGTGTATCTTATCTGCACTGTTTCAATCTCAAAGTCATTATATTTTAGTCTTGTTTTTGGGTAACTGTTAATCACCTCTGCAAACTGAATAGAAGGTGTGTGGCTTCGCATACCTTCTGTATTCATTATTCCTAACAATTCATGTTCGTATGACATCTACCAACACCTCCTGATTTCAGTCCAACTTCCCCTTCTAACTCTTGTTTTTGTGATCGGTGAACCTTCTGGACCACCGTTGTGGATTACCATTCCATTACCTATATATAGCATCACGTGTCGGCCACTACCACTTGCTGAAGACTGCGTTATTATTAAGTCTCCAGGAAGTGCCTGAGCCAGTGATGGTATCTTCTTCCCATTGTGTAACTGCGCTGATGTAGACCCACCAATAGTTATCCCTGCTGCTTTATGGCATGCGTACACAAAGCCACTACAATCCGAATTGTAGATACTCTTACCGCCCCAGGTATATCTACCCTTACCAACCATACTTTCAGCTACTTGTAGTATTTTTCTTTGTCTATCATTTCCGCCACTTCCACCACTTCCTGAAGTACTACTTGATATAAGCCTGCTATCAGCTTCTTCATCTGAAGTTACACCAGTACCAAGGTTGGAGTCAGTCCAATCCTTACCGGTATGCTGTTTATACCACGATTTCACTTGTCTAATATATCCGGCAGTATCATTGCCATCACTTACTGGCGCCCATGTAGAAATTATCTGGTCAAACTTCCTACCCTTCTTATTTACATGTGATATGCCAATAAAATGAAAACCTCTTCTAATCCCTTCTTCTACTGATGAGTAACTACCAAATGACTTGTATTTCTTGATATTTTTGTCGGGATCCTTTATTCCAAAGAAGTTAAAGTGATTAACCGCAAGATTGGAATCAAACTTTTCCCCACATTCCATTCTTGCCACCAAGGCAACCATCATAGGGTTTACCTTATACATATTTCCATACTTAATAAATAGGTCCCCCTTACCTGCAAGTGGACCCTTTAGTAATTTATTTATCATATCAGCTGTGATTCCATGTCCCCAGTCAAGGGCTTTTCCTTCACCACTGGATGCCTTTGATTCATCCTTTCCTGCTGACTTCTCATCCATTATATTGTCAAAGTTAAGTTCCAAGTCTATGGAATATTTTCCACCTATCCAGGAATGCTTATCCTTGTCAATATAGAAGTCACCTATTAGACCTGTGTGTGAGTCTTTAACCTGGACCTTATACCCACTCTTACAAGTGATATCACCGTATCCGTGTAGGTCACAAGTCCTATCCAGTCCATGAAAGGCTGCATCTATATCTTCTGTCTTACCATCTTTTTTCTGTTCAATTACTTTTGATATGGTGTGATATAGCTTCCTGAATTCCTTGTTGGTCTTCACCTGAAGCTTGTTACCTTGTTCATCCACTACTAAAACTCTGTTGACTACATTGGCCACAGACTCTTTATAAGAGCTATATTCTACATTTTGCTTTTCATTAAATAGTATCTTAAGCTTAACCTCACCTTTTTCAATGACATTAAACTTATCTATATCAACATCTATCATATATTTCTTCTTACTAGTCTTAGCATGCTCTGTGTAGGCCGTCATGATGGTTTCATACCTTGATACACCAATAAACATCTTGGTTATCTTGCTATCACCCTTAGCAATCTTACCTACTGGTAGCTTCATCTGTCCATCCTTCCCAGCAAACACAGTCTTAGCAATTTCAGAAGCCGATTTATTTACAAAATTATAGCTTACTTCATCTCTGTGTAGTACATATCCTATATCATAGGCAGTAACTCTTATGCCATTATTACTGCTGGCTTTTTCAACCTCTATGATATTACCCCTGAATATTTCCTTACCGCCTACATAAAAGCAACAAGTGGAATTGGCACTAAGTCCGATACTTTTTACTTTTTCATCATTAACCGCCTGGATAAATTCAAAGTTTAGCTCTCTATAAGGGCTTTTGATACTACCGCTCCATGATATGTTAGTAACTATATCCGTAAGCCTGTAGAAGCTTCCACCGCCCCTTATATGGACTATTAAGTCTATATCTTCCATCTTATATGTAGCCATTAAGGAATCACCAACTTCCAATCACTGTAGATCAAGTTTGATTTCTTCAGACTAGGATACCTTTTAAGATTTTCCGCATTAGTTGTAATCCTCTTGTACTTGCTGCCATCTCCGTAGTATTTTTGCGCTATCAAGTATAGGTACTCTCCGTGCTTTACTGTGTGAGATTTTCCTGAAGCCTGCTTACTTAAGTCTATGGTAGGTTTATTCCTTGAATAGACCTTGTTAGGGATAGGATTTTTAGGATTCCCACTAACTGGACCAGGTTGCCATGTAGGTATGTTTATATCTTCATCTTCCTTAAGATCTAGAGTATAGTACACATCACCACTAGAGTCTCTCTCACTATATTCAAAGTGAGATATCCTGACTGGAACATTAATTGAAGTACCTGTTACTATATATCTAAGCCTTGTACCCTCTCTACACCACTTTTCAAGCTTATTAACATAACTATACGGGTCCCCACTACCTGTGGCAAAATGATAGTTAGCCCCTTCATGAGGAAAAAAGCACGATATAGACATGGCGGAAGGCTCATACCCATTATAGATATTTACCTTCCCCTTTTTAACTATGCTTTCAGCACTTATATCAGCATTAACAATCTTGTTAAATTCTGATGGTACAACTGGCAGCCTTAGATTATCCCCACCTCCATTTAAGTATATCTCTACCAATTACACCACCCCCTGTGCTAATTTAAGCTTCTTAACCATCTTACCTATCATTAAATCAATGTCGGCTTCTTCTCTAACAGTAATTCCATTTAGGTTTATTACTATACCATTGTTACTACCTCTGTTCTCATAGTCGTTGGCCTCTCTCTTAGTCAAGACTTTTTCGCCCTGATGTAGATTAGCTGGGTAATTGTCATATGGCACACGAGGTAGACCAAACGCATGACTATATTGGGTCGGTCTAGTGTTTGTTGTACCGCTTCCACCAGAAGAGTCACCACCAACACCAAAATCAACTGTTGGTATCTTAGGTATTTTCTTTTCAAACCAGTTACACATATCAGTCCATGCATTTTGAACAGCTCTTATAGAGTCTGTGATAAATTTTATAGTTTTATTTACCTCTGTGAGAAGTGGGATTATTACCTTGCTTGCAAACTCTAATTTAAACTGCATAAGGCCCCAATTCTTTTCCCAGTCAGACGCCAACAGCTTAATCACATCTCTTACAAAATTAGGGTTTTCTTTTAGGAATTTAAATACATCTTCGGCAACGTGCTTGAAAAATTGGAATACATCCCCCATACCCTCAAATGCGCCATTAACTTGTTGGCCCAATACATTTATTGCCTCTTGGGCTTCAGGTGAGTTAGTGATTATATGGTTATATACTTCATCTAGCATATCGGTAATCGGTTTGGCTGCAGTTTGTAATTTACTAAAATCAATACCCCCAAAGTTGGTTACATCCATTAGTCTCCATAACCCACCTATAGCCTCTTCCGCCTTCGTGTAGATGCCTGAGAAGAAACTTTCAACATTCTCACTATCAAATATCTTCTGCATCCTCTCATACATTGGGGTATATACCTTGGCTTCAAGTAGATTATTAGCCATAACCCATGCATCCTTGAAATTCATAGGAATATTTTGAAACTCTTTATTAACTTCATCTGAATGTTTAAGAATTGCACGCTTAACTAGATCAGCAGTAAGAAGCCCCTTCTTACCGGCTTCTTTTATTCCTGTACCAACTTCCTTTTCAATCATCTTGGCCATTAGTGGTGCATTTTCTCTTACAGAACGAAGTTCATCACCTTGTAGCGTTCCACTTGCAAGCCCCTGATTTAGCTGATACATTGCTGCACTAGCCTCTTCATTAGATGATCCACCTCTTCTAAATGATTGCATGGCAGTCTGATAAAACTTAGCCGCTTCACCTGGCTTGCCACCAAATACATCTGGTGACATCTGCATCAGCTTAGTCATTCCATTTCTTACATCTGATAAGTTAGATCTAGAGTTTCTTGCTACCCCTTGGGCTAGGTTGTCATAGTCTCCCATGGTCAACTTGCCTTTATCAAGAGAGTTAACTCTAGCCTTATAATCAGAATAGTTGTTATAGCCTTCTACGGTGACCTTAATAACTTTATCCTTAAGTTTTGCTAGGCCTTGTTGAATCTTCTGTATGCCCCAGGCAGTCATATCATGAAGGAATACCTTGACATCATCTTTCGCCTTCTTAGCAAGTACACCAACAGCTAATGTTACCGCGGCCAATACTGCAAGTGCTGGATGTTTACCAAGTAGTTTTAGTGGAATCTTGCCCATAGGGCCTAATTTGCCTAACTGACCACTTATGCTACTTAATCCCTTAGATGCTAGGTCTTTTACCTCGACTGGTATCTTGTTAGATTTTTTCAATCCCTCAACAAATGATTTCATCTTTTTAGACACACCTTCAACCTGCTTATTAGCATCTTTTGCATCCAATTTTAACTTCTTATTACCTTTTAGGCTCTTATCAAATTCTTTCTGAGCTTTGGCCACTTCCTTAGTCTCTTTCTGAAACTTCTTAAGTTCAGCCTGCATTCTTTTAAGCTCTTTTGTCATCAAGTCTTCAGCCTTAAATCTAGCTTTCAGTTCGGTTGTATTAGTTGCCATTTTTTACCCCCTTTCTCCCATAAACATAAAAGGGCAAAATTGATTTTGTTTATCTTCAAGCCTATCTTCTATTTCCTTGAACAGAAAGGCCTTCATCATTCGATATTCTCCGATATCTGTTTTTTTCTTTTGGTAAACTTCGGATGGAGTCAGATGTGCGTACTTCCAGAAATAGTAGAAAGTACGCAGTTCATCATCCACCTCTATTAGTTTTTTATTTCATCTTCTTTCGGAACATTGTTGATTAGGTTGTCATAAGCCATGAATAGCGTATCAATCTCATCTGGTGTAAGAAGCACTAGTACCAGGTCAGTTGGAGTACCCACTTTAAACTTGCTTATCAGCTCTGTATTCTTAAATAAGGCTTCCCCTTTGTAGAATATCGAATAAACAAGAGTTAGTAACTTTCTCTTCCTGTTATTTTCGGCCATCTGTAGTTTACCCTTATCAGCCATCTTAAGCTTGTATCCATAGTCTTCTAGCTCTGCTTCCTGTTCCAGGCTCATTCTACGCATCTCCACTATGAAAGGCTGACCAAACATAGTAGATAGGCTGCTTATCTCTATTTCTTCCTTCTTAACAAGGAAATCATTTCTGTCCTTGCTTAGTAGTAGATCAATTAAATTAACATTCTTTTCACTCATAACTATCTCCTTATATCAAATCTATTGGCTCAAAATCATCAAATGTGAATGGTGCTTCAACTTTGCCCACTTCTCCATTTTTGAAGTCAGCAAGTGTTAGATCATCAAACTGCACACCTTTATATCTAATCCTTTCTGCCCCTACATTATCTGGGTCATCTAACTTAGATATTGCTTCAAAGTAGATAGTCTTCTGCTCCTTCATCCTAAGCCCTATTAGTTTGGTCATTCTTGATGATACCTTAGTCATGGTACAAGACCCTTTGCCCTCTGCTCCTGTAGTCTTGTGTGCATCCATCATTTTCCTCGGCCTAGGCACCGCTGCCTTTTTAAAGTCTATCTTAGCCTGGAAGCCTTCAAGCTCAGCCACATACTCACCATCAAGCCATAGCTCACCAAATGTACCGCTTATTCCATCAGTACCTAATATTTCTTTTATCTGTTCTTTGTTTGTATCTGCCATTATTTAGCCCCCTTTTATACATTAATGTTGATGTAGAAGTCTTCCATAGCGTCTACACCCTTTAGCTTGATGAATAGGAACACCTTAGATCTAGTATTAGCTTCCTTAAGCTCCTGTTCTGACATTGAATCTACATCTGCCCCTATTTCCTTCAGATATTTCTTCTGTGCATCCAAATCAATACCAACACTATGCCCTCTTTCAATTATTCCATCTCTTGCCAGATCTTCTAAGAAGTTACTAATCTCTGCTATAAGCAGGCACTTGTTATCGTAGTTATTGGCTACTTTACCTACATAATAGTTAGATATTGACTTCTTGATAGAGTTATTGATGAACTTATAAGTTCTTACAAGCTTTATCTTCTTGAATGACTCCCCTTCATTACCTGTAGGTGCTGTAAGTGATGTAACACCTCTTGCAATCTTGATATTGCCGCCCTCTTTTGTCAGGATTAACTTACCACCGTCAATTAGCTGGTTCTTTTCTTCCTTAGTCTTCTTAGGAATAGTGCTAATAAATGGTACATTAGCATGCGTTATCGACTGTGTAAGCGGTGTACCTGCGCATAGCCCACAAATAAACGGCAGTAGCTTAGTTGCTGTATAAGTTACATCACCTTCCTTGATGTCTTCAGTCGCAAACTCTATGACATCACTTGAGTTTGAAGGCTTAGTAGTTGTGATTACCAGATTAGCGTCATAGCCGACATCAGGTAACTTTTTAGTAATGAACTCAATCAACTTCGGATTCTCTGTCTGGTCTGTAGCTTCAGGCATGCACAAATAGTTAAACTCATAATTTTCAAGAATATCCAGTGCATTATCTAGTGTGTCAGCCCCATTTACTGCGTATACTATTAACTTAGTAGGTGTGAAGTTTCTTTCTTCAAGAACTCCACCCACTCTTACATCCTGCACATTGCCTATTAAGGCCTGCTTCATGTAGGTAAGATTTTCTGCCTTAAATTTAGCACCTTCTAGGTCCTCTAGTGAAGTGTACTCAGATAGGCCCTTTGCCGTGCCATCTTTTAAAATAAGGCACACAACTCCAGTGCTGGCCCCCTCTAAGGCCTTCCTCTTTATTTCTTTAAATACAATTTTAAGCTCTGTTAAGCCCATATATTATACCTTCCTTCCTCTTCTTCTCAATCTATCCCCATACCTGATATTAACTTCCTCTAATAGATCAAATTTATCTTGGACCTCAATACTGATGTTATTATTAATCTCTTTCATAACATATTCATCTACCTTATCAAAATAAACTTGTTCATGATAGCTTACTGATATACTAAAATGTAGGGTATGACCCACTTCATCTTTTAATATCAGGCCATCTATACCAGATATGTGAATATATCTTCTTCCAACTTTTATGCTCCTTGTAAATGTCCTTTCCATTAGGTCTTTTAAGTCATATAAGCTAGCCTTAGCAGTCTTGTTGCCATTGCCTGGAAAGTACCTTATGTCAATTGCAAGGCTTTTTTTATTGAAGTGTAAATTTACTGACTCTGAATCTGATGTATTTACATCAATAAAAAAGCAGCTACCCTTATCTAGGTATAACTGCAGTTGTTCGTCATCATCTGTAATTTTACACTTATATTCAGTATCCTTGATGGCATCATAGATCATATTCGATACTGACTTTATTAGATCGTTTACTTTAATCATTATCTACCACCCATCAAATCATCTAATATCTTCTTTCCCTCTTTGTCTAGTGTGGCTTTTCCTTTCTTCATTGCGTTTCTAAGCATGAATTTGCCAGGCACAAATAGTATTTTACCCCCATCACTTCGCACAGCCTTACGTCGCTTTCTAGAGACTGATAGACCCATACCTGCCCTTGTTCTATGCCCATACTCAACATCCCAGGCATAAAACTCACCCTTTGATTGGGCATCATTATAGATTTCAACCTCTTTGCCTAAATCTCTGACCTTCCAACTTCTTCTAAGAGTTCCTGCTGTCATTGCCCTAGGGTCCTTATTGACCGGTGTATTCTCTATAACATCCCTTAATACTTCACTGGCTACCTTCGTCTTTAGCCTATTGAATTCTTCAGGGACCTTCTTTTCAATGGTATCAAGTCTATTTATAAGGTCATCTAGACCCTCAAATTCAAAACTCATTACTGTCTCTCCTTTAGGGTTACTGGTATTTCAAGGTGTGACGGCCACTTAAATGGTATACCTGCAACACACTCATAACTTCTACCTAAGTGGATTATAGATAGCATATCGCCTTCCACTACATCCACTTCAGGCCTCGTATATACGATATAGTCAATTATAAGTGTTTCGTCATGGTATCCTATGTTTGCTTTATCAAGCTCACAAGCCACATTAGATTTAATTGTTTTCTTCTGCATAGTAGTAAGATGTGAATCACTATCCTCTACCTCTACGTGTCTGATAATATCCATTCTGTCATGGTAGGTACTGGCTAATATATCTGATTCTCTCACCTAGTTACCCCCATTCATTCCAATAGTTCCTAACTTTTTGAATCTAGTAAGGTGTTTTTTATACTTAGCGATTAAATCATCAATTGATGTTATCTTAGCATTGGTCCCTACATTATATTCAATCTTGGTATTGCCCCTGGTGATGGCCTTCACTTCCCCAGTATTCTGGTTATCTTGACCACCGCTTGACAGCGCCTTATTATATTCACCCATCATCTCAACTATTACAAGTTCTAAGTCAGCTGGAATATCATCCCTGTTACAGAAGTTCTTAATCTTTTGAATAAGGATATCAAGAACGAGAGATATTGTACTCTCATTCTCTAATGTATCCTTACCTAGTAAGATTTTGAGTTTTGATATAATTCTCTCGTTCATTCTATCACCTTCCTATACTACGCACCCTTTACCTTACAAGTGAAGTTTACAAGTGCCTTAGGCTCAATTACCTTAGTACCATATACAAATAGCCCCTTAACCGCATCAGCAAAAGTCTTTTCAGGTCTGTAAGATTCTATTTCTGTAATCTGACCTGCGTAAGTTATGGCCTGTTCTGTACCTGCCATGATAGAGTACTTGTTGGCAGCCACTGGTACATTATTTGACATTCTTAGCGTGAAGCCTGCTACATCTGCACCATCAATTACACCATTAGCTAATACCTTAAAGTCCTTAGTAAATCTTGGATCCTTAGATAGCATACCTAAATACCAAGCTGGTATAATAGCAAATCTACCTGCTCTTGTTACGTTATTTTCATCAAGCTTAACTGCTAAATCTACTAGCTGGTCATACGCATTAGCTACTTCTACATCTATTGGTGTAGCTGTAGACCCAACCTTGATGCCTGCATCTTTCACAAAGCTAGCTATATGCTGGTCAATAACATCACCTATGGCGTACGATGCTCTGTCCATTGCCTTGTCTACCAGCTTAATATTAGCCTGTGCTGCATCTATATCATCTACCTTAAAGTTGAAGTATTTAGCCTTGTCTATTACAAGCTCCTGTTGAGTTGATGTTACTTCTTCAGGGTCTGCCAGCTTCTTAGGTGCGCCATCACCAGTTAGGTAATCCTTAATAGTAATTGGTCCTATCTGATTAATCTTAACCTTATCTCCCAGCTTCTTAATTTCACCTTCGTAGTCATGATTAACGACATCTGCATACACTAGCTTCTTATCTAAGTTTGCCTGTAGTCTAGCTGACCACAGCGTTGGTATAAAATTCTTAATTGACATATTCTATTCTCCTTCTTTTATAATTTCATGTCTTTTATGGCATCCCAATTTGCGTTGATTTCTGCCACAGACATGCCCCTTAGACTCTCTGAAGATATCGTAGTATTCTTGTCAGTAGTCTTGGGTGTTTTTCCTTTTAACCTTTCATTGACTGCATTTTCAACTGCTATATCAAACTTTTCTTTAAATAGCTTGATATTTTCATTTGTGGACTCTGCATTTTCGCCCATTAAAAAAGAGCTAAACTCAACATCAAGCCCTTGTTTACCAAGTTCTTTTACTGTTTCTAGCTCTAGCCTATCTCTATTGAATTGGGCCCTGTCCTGTTCAAATTTAGTCTTTTCTTTTTCAAACTCTGCCTTGGCTCTTTCATCTGCTGACATCTTGGCCAGTTTCTCTGCCTCTGACTTTTCGTCTTCAAGCTTTTTCTCGTATTCTCTTTGCCACTTTTGTTCAGCCGTCTTCATAGCCTGGGTAACTCTTTTATCAGATTCAGACTGGATTAACTTCTGTAATTCCTCTTCTGTGTACGTCTTACCCTCTGGCTTGTTCTCCTCTGGCGGGTTATTTTCTCCACCATTACCAGCTCCTGTATCCTCTGCCAGTAGCTGTAAATTCATCTTAAGTCCCTTATAGTTATTCTTCATCCCTCTAAGTTACCATCCTTTCTTTTAAATAAAAATAAGACCTTTTAGCGACTTGTCCAGGTCGAATTACATTAGTTTATAGTGCATAGCCCTTTTAAGACCATGCACCCACACATAGGGCCTCTTTTAAGTAAAAGTCAGCTACCTACATGCTAAATTTATTATCTATGGGAAACCCTAACATCTGTTAAAGTGCTTTTAATAATTATATCCTGCTTCGCGCTTGACTTTATCAAAATTTGCTTTCGTTTCCTCATCTGTCAAGTAGTCTTTTGCGCAAGGCCCATACATTACCTTCTTTGGGTTTTTTAGAACATCTTCCACATCCTTTTTATCTAGATTAGTTATTTCTTCATCAAAACTTGTCCACTTCAAAAAAGAATCTAAAAGTACTTCTATAATTACTAGCCCACTTGATTTTACTACGCATGCGCAACGCCCGTCTTCTAACGTTATCAGTATTCCACCCAGCCCATTGCTGCCTATTAATTCTTTAAATTTCAACACATCTATCACCTTCTATTTTATATGCTTTTATGTTGTGCCCCTTTAACGCTTCAATTAGGCTTTTTTCTGGCACATCCTGAGTAAAGCAAACTTCCTTTACTTCACCAAGTGTTAATTTTCCATGGTATTGGAGTTCTATATATCTTACATTTATCTTATTCACTAGATCCTCTACAGAATTAAATTTATTATTTTTAATCAAATCTGTATATTTATTTATGGCGTTTAATTCAATACATCCAATATTGGCTTTTTCTGTACTACTCGCAATCACCTTTTTATTAACGGCATTTCCAAGACTATTGTTGACAGTCATTGTAACCCTGCCCTTTAAGGCTTTTTTATCAAACCTAAATATTACATCTCCATATTGGTCGGTCCCGCCCCACATTTTATTATGGTCAAAATCTTTAAGATAGTCTTTGTTGCCCAGATATCCATATTTTTCATAGTCAGACTTTTTTAGTTTTTTAGTATTTGCCCCAAATAATTGAGTTGTAGCCTCTTTTCTGTAGTCTTTACTTACTGTACCGCCACTTGTGTTAGTTTCAAATTGATTCTTGAACCTATTATCTGTTACTAAGCTTTCTAAGTCCTTACTCTTTATTCTTATTGAGTATTCTGATGTTCTTACTATATCATCCAGCGTTTTTTCAACAATCTTCTTGTCTGCAGTTGAAATTCTATTCTTTATGTTTGATTCATACCAGTTTTTACTGTGACTTTCAAAGTTACTTAATGTTTTCGGAACATCTTTAATCTTGTCTGCTTTCTTACTATTATTATACTTCATTTCCTGGTATTTATCAAAGCTTTTAGGTACTTTAATGCCCTCTTTTTTATACTTATTGTATTGCTTTTTATCGTTGTGTCTATTGTTCCATTTCTTTTCCTCTATCAGATACTTAGGGTCAGACTCAGCATACTTCTTGTGCCACTCTTTATAGTTTAATGACTTATCTACCTTGACTTCGTTATTAAACATGTCTCTGGCTGTTCTGGTGCCTTCCAAAGCTCCAGTATATGGTGCGGTTGTACTTCTACATCTAGGGTGCATTGGTGGATAATTTACCCCTGCTTGTGCATCCTTAATGCTAAAAACTTCATGGTCTAAATCTCTGCATATATCAGATGTTCTTAAGTCTAGGGTAGCAACATAGATATACTCATCAACACCCATTTCATTATAGGCTTTCAGTGTACCAAGGCTACTAAAATAGGCTTGCTCTGTATGCACTAATGTAGCGGCTGCCTTTTTTGATACATCCATCTTCTTTGCTACACTTTCTATGGCCTGTGTGCAATCAGCCCCTGATATAGCCATCTTTACTATCTCTTCTTCCAAGGCATCTTTTAGCTTAGCCCTATTCTTCCATATTCTTTCGCTGAAGTTCTTCCCTGACCATGGCCTTTCAAATTCTTTTACTATTTCCCCTATAGTCAGTTTATGAAAGTCTTTTACCGCTGTTTCACCGGTTGCTACACCTATATCAAAAAGTACCCTATGGTAGTTAGTCTGTAGTGACTCTTTCATGAGTGATTCTACCGCTTCATGTTGGTAGATATATGCCTTGTCTATTTGCTTTTGGATATTAAAGAATGTTTCTTCAAGATGGCTTATCCTTGACCTAGTGGATAAAGTGTTAAGCTCCAGTTGTATCTCTGGGCTGTCTATTAGGTCCATATACTCTTCTAATCCCATTCTAAAACTTTTATACTCATCACCTGTTAGAAGCTTAGTAGCAAGGTCATAATCAAGCTCATTATCCTCTGCGTACCTGTAGTATAGTACGGATATTTCTTTTTCAATTTCTTTCAAGCAATTATAGAATGCATCATTAATTGTCTTAACTACTTCATCTGCTGACCTAATATCGGCACGTGATCTTTCAAGGGCCCTTTTAATCCAGTAGTTACTCTTCCTCGGCATCAATATCACCACCTGCATTATCTATATTGGTGAAATCATAACTGCTTGTTATCTCCTCATCCTCTGCCTTTTTCTTTTCTAACTCTTCTTTTGCATTTTCTACAAATGGAAGCTGATTAAGCAAGGTTTCGCTACTTAAGTAAGGTGATAAGTTCTTAATAGTCTGGGATAACTCATAAATATTCTGTGGTAGTGTGTTAGCAAACTTGATGTTAATGCTCGTGAAGAGGTCTATGTCCTTTTCTAGGCTTAGAGAATTACATATAAGTTCTATCCTTCGCTGTAGCCCTTTCTTGAATTTCCTTTCCTTGTTGCTTCTTATCTGCTCCATAGCTAATATCTTATACCTAATTGATACACCACTTAGATTATTACCAAAGCTTTCATCCTGCATATCTGGAGTGTAAGAAAACTTATGGATATCTCTTCTAACTCTATCCTTGTAATTCTCTACCCACGCATCATTTATTTCCTTGATTAGCCACTTAGCATCACCATCATCATCAAGTAGCATTACCCTGTCTCTCTTAAGCTCATCTATTCGCTCTGAGTCTGTACCGGCCATATTTACAAGTATCAAGTATGCATCAGTAAATTGGTCCATGTCATTTAATGTATTTGACTGTGCCTTATTATAAGCATCTATCAAAGTAATTACCTGCTCAAAGTCTCCTTGCTCTTCCTTGTTGTTCACGTATTCAACCACTGGAACATCCTTAAATGTATGTGGTGTTACTTGATCTAAGCTTAAATCAGAATCCTTGCCCTTATATAGCGTACATACTTCTTTGTCGTATACTTCTGCATATGTTATCTTATCATTGCCCTCACCCACATCATAGTACCTGATGGCAAATTTAATACTTGGCGATATTGTCATATCGTAAATAACAAACATTTGATCTGGTCCAAATTCATTAAATCTTATTCGTGCGTCTTCATCACGATATAAAAGTTCATAAGCCTTACCTTTTATGCTGCATATCTTGGCTAGCTCTAGATTTTCTTCCTGCTCATCTGAATAATCGAATATAGCCTGCAAGTCCTCAAGCAGTTCATCTTCTTCTTTGCTTGTATAACTTATAGGCTGTCCAACAAAATAACCCACAAGCATATCAGTAATATATTTAGGATATGGATTTACTATTTTGTTATTAGGCTGTCCATCCCTAGATGTATGGTCCAGTATATCGTGCTTACCTTCATAATATTTCTGAAGCTTAATATATCTAATGGACTCTGCCTTATGCTTCTTGATAAACTTTTGTATATCTTCAATACTCAATTCTTCTTTATTGGTCCTATACATATCATCCCCCCTATAGTCCTAACTTAGCCTTGTTCATGGTCTTAAGTCCCTTTGATTTTCTCCAAGGCTCAATTCCATACCTTAGGGCTGCTATTGCATCATCAAAAAATGGAACTGGGTCATCCAGATAAGTGCTTAGCTTATCATCATACTTCCACTTCCATTGTCCTAACTCTTTTATTAAGTTCACGCATGACGGATGCACATATACCCTTCTTTGTTTAATCCAGTCTATCTGCGTGTTGATATATTTTTTATCTGTTGTCTTTTCTTTCTTGACCCCTTTAACTTTATATCCTGCCTTCTGCCAAGTCTTTTTTCTGTCAGGCTCTGCTGAGTCACAATACATTAATATTTTTTTATTGAATTTACCTTCAGCATCTTCAATAATTTCTGATGTATCTTTTTCAAAGCAATAGTGTTCATTCAGGATATATAAGTCACCGTCCTTATACGCTATTGTAAGGATAGCATTGGCGTGATTATATCCAAAGTCCTGACCTATGCTTAGATACTCATAATCTGATGTATCTTGGCTTATATTCTTTACTTCCCAATTATTAAATATAAGTCCACCAACTTCTCCCCACTCACCCAGTCCGTATATCCTATATCCATCAGGATCTCGTTCCTTTCTCATCATCATTCTTCTGTGATATGCATCATCTATGAATCGATTTTGCAGGTAGGTAGATTGATGGGTAAACACATCCTCATGTATAATGTCAAAATACTTAGCCTTTATCCAGTGCCTAGAGCTTACAGGATTGAATGTAAAGGTCATCTGATAGAATAGGTTAGGATTATCTAGCTGACCCCTTAAACGGTCATCAAGGATGTCTATGTCAGCTTCTGTTAGTTCTGTAGCTTCTTCTACCCATATCCACACTAGCTTACCAGTTTTGAAGGTGATTGACTTTACCTTTTCTCGCTGCTTATCGTCCTTCATACCCCTAAATATTATGGAATTTCCAGTAAGTAAGCATTCAAGCTTTAGTGGTGACTGGGTCACCTTCCATACTCTTTCTGCCTGGTCTCTAAACATCTTATATATGGCACTTTGAAGTTCTGCGAATGTTGAATCTCTGTTTGACTCGTCAACTTTTCTTACTACTAGCAAGTTAGCACCTTTATATCTTATATCTGACAACTTCTTAATATAGTCTTGTGCTATGTTAGTAGACTTACCGCTACCCGCTGAACCTTTAAGGACCTTATATCTTTTTTGGCATTCGTTGACTGGCTTAAATACCTTATTCCACTGCAGCTTTATAGTTCTAACTATCGTCTTCCCCATAATCATCCTCAAATATCAACTCAACATTACCGGACATATCTACCTTATCGGTCCACATTGAATATCTCTTGCCCAATAGTTCTGCGGCCTTTATCCTATCCTTAGCGCCAACATCTATATTTGTCTTCTCCTGCCCCCACTCTGCGCCTCTTGAAATAAGTGTTTGCTCTGTGTGTTCTCCTCTCATCACTGAAGTAAGGTACTCCAGTACCTCTTTTTGGTCGGCTATCTTCTCTGAATCGAGTTTTGCCAGTCTTTCATCTATATATGTTTTAATTCCAACATTTTCCAACAATCTATGGCTTTGTGCTTTCGCATATTTTTCACTGTATCCAGCTAAAATAGCTGCTTCACATTTATTACCACTGATGATATACTCATCAGCAAATTTCTTTTGTTTTAACGTCAACCCATGGTATATCACCACCCTTCAATTTATTGTATGAAAAAAGGACCAAGTTTATTGGTCCTTAGTTTTATATTTATACTTTTACACCCTTATTTCCATGTGTATGCTGTTACTTACTTTAGAGTTTATATTTCTTTTCTGCACACTTCCACAATAGTAAGATAGTGTTGAAATAATCATAATAGCTATAAACACTATATTTGGAATCGTCCAAAGAGGTTTTTTGAATACGGTTTTAAATGTTAAACTCAAACTCTTATTATTTATTTCTCTAACAAATTCAAACATTACACATATGGTATTAAATAATATAAACCCTAGTAGTGAGGTGACGAACACTAACCTATATATAGATGCCTTGTCGATATTAGATAAGACTGAAGTAGAAAAAGCAATCCCGCCTGTAAAAGCCAACACTATTGATGCAAAAATACCTAATATAGTTATGTATTGTTTTTCTGAATCTTTCATGCTGTCCATCAATGCTTTTTCTGATTTTTTCACGCTATCCATCAACGTCTCTTTATTTTTTTCCGCAACTTTTTCTGAAATTTCCTCAGCTATCTTTTCTATACCTGTAATCTGGTAAGAAACTAATGCTGAGTGATCAAAAAGTTTGATGATTATTTTCCTGCAGTCACCACACATATTAATGTCATTCATTGCATAATCATATAATTTAACTATATTGAAGTTATAGTCTGATTCATATTTCTCATTTTCAAATATGGAAAATAAATGACTACTTAATTCGGAATACATTAATCTAATCTTATCTTTATCATGTTTAAGATAATTTTGAATTATTTCAACAGTTTTCTCCGGGTTATAATCATCATCGGATAAGCTATTACATATCTGCCTCATATAATTTTTATTTATGTTACTATCACTGTTGCTTTTATTTTTGGCTACTTTTCTGGCATTGGATTTTTCAGTTTTTAATAATTTATCTCCGCTCATTACTGACAAAAATACTCCTTGATAGATTCTACTTGTATTGTTCTATTACAATTTCTTTCATATGTATTTTTCCAAGGGGACTGATTGTGTGTAATATCAACTAAATCCATAGCTGAATACTCTGACAATCTAACCACAACATCAGATATTAATTCCTTGTCTGAAAACTCTATGTAATCGTCTTTAATTTTTTCATGTACATAAGAACTTGGGATATTACCTGCTCCAAATTTTTTATACTCTCTATATACGGATGGGATTACAGGTCCCAGATTCCAGGCTTCTATGTTATCCTTAAAACAAATATCATTTTTTTGCATCAAAAAATGACACTGAACAAAATACAATAATTTCTGTAGTTTTAAATTGGATATATTAAAGTTTTCCCTATCACTAAAATCTATGATATATCTGCTAATTGTTAATGCATCATATGTCATAATTACCGCCCCCAACTAAATCATACTATTTACTGAAAAACATTTCTTTTAAGCTTCATTGTTTCCGTATATTATACCATAATGTGACATATTACTCAATATGTCACATTTTACTATATACGAAAAAAGACACCCTAAGATGCCTTTTTCTGAATCAATATATAAGTTAAGGAGGTTCTCGTAACTTCCTATGGTAGTGTGGAAATAAAAGGTTCTTGCCCTAGAGATTATATGAAACTACTTACTGGCTAACCTTTACACTTCCACATTAACATAATAACATATGTTCAAGTGCGATTAAATGCGGACTTTTTAAGAATTACACTTTCTAAATGATTCTAGTGCATTTCCATGTAATTCAAACAATCTTCTTTTGCTGTAGCCCATTTCTTCTGCCATCTTGTCCCACTCCATACATAAGATATATCTATTAAATAGCAGTGATTGATATATTTCTGAATATTTACTATCGGCTATCTTATATATCTTATCTGATATCTCCAACTTTAACCTTAGTTTATTGATAAGCATATCGTACAATTTCGACTTGTTATCTACTATCATGCACATTATACTCTCTGTGGATGCTCTCCCACTGGTCTGAACTCGTTCTTCATAATTAATAGCCCCACCTTCTGCAAGTGCGTTTAATTCCTCTATCTCCATTTCTAGGGCCTTAATATTAAGATCTATCTTATACACTTGCTTCAGGTATTCTTTTGCATCTGTTTCCATATCATCACCTATGCCCTATCTATATTACTTAGTTTAATATGCCTGCATACTGGTTGACCTGTTTCATTATCTTTTATGCGGACCAAATTCCTATTTCTTGGTAGTGTTTCAACAAATCCATATCTAGTTCTGAAATATATACTGTATTCATTCGTATAAAGATATTTACCTTGCTTCCATTTCCTTGGTCCAATATTCTTGAATGAGTAGTCCTTATTAGGTATTAATTCGTTAAAGTCTTTTAGTCTTTCATTTCTATTATTGGCCCTAGCCCTCTGAATCATTCTTTCCCTATATGCTACCTTCTTAGGATCTACTTTCTTGATGTTTATATCAACCTCAACATTCTTAATTTGTCCCTGTCTAATCATTCCTCTTCTAACTTCAATAGCCTTCTTACTTCTTGTCTGTCCGAATTTCTTTTCAAATTCTTCAATCAGCGTATAGTTATCAACAGTTAGATGCTGTGTTAGGAACTCATCCTCTTCTTCGGTCCATGCAACCTTGACCTTCCTTTTTCTTCTCCAACAGTCTTCTATGTTATATTTCCTTACAAGTTGCATTCTCTTTTCTCTAAAAGCTGAATACGTTCTTAGGTTTTCGAACTCTATAGAGAACTTCTCAAATAGATCATCAGGCTTGTCTTTGATGTTATTTAATAAATACTGTAGCTCTTCTTCACTCCATCTTTTGTTATTCATACTATCCACCTACCTTCTCCATAGGTCTTTTATTCCAACCTGCTTGTATTCATCTTTTGATACGCTGTACCTAAGATAGTCTCCGTGATTATCTTCAACTACTATATAGTAGGCTTCGTCATATCTCTCCCCGTTTTCTATTCTTTCAGAGATATGCTCTTTTTCTATAACCCTACCTATGTACGCTTTTTCATATTCTATCTGTAGCTGTCCCCCTGCATAAACCCCTGCCATGAATGTTATAATCATAGCTATCAGCCATGCTGTGACTTTTAGCATCCTCTTTTTTAATCTATAATCTAAGTAACTCATGTTGCCCCCTATCTGTGATATCCTTTTGTGTTATATAAACATTTTTTCTAATGCTGTTTTTTTGATACTTTTCCAGGCACTTATCATTTGTTTTTCGCTTTCTGCCCAGATATCTAATAAATTAAGCTTGTTTACTATCTCGTTTTGTTTGTCAACATCTGCGACAATATCAATTTGCATTTCTTTTAAATTTGAAATCGGAACATTGATATTTTGAATATACTTGCTTAGCCATTTTTCATGAACAGATAATATAGCATAATATAAATATTTACTGTTAT